ATGATTGAATTTAAAAATGTCTCCAAACACTTTGGGCAAACCCAGGTGCTACACAATATCGACCTGAAAATTACCCAGGGCGAAGTCGTGGTCATCATTGGACCTTCAGGTTCAGGAAAATCAACGCTGCTGCGCTGCATCAATAAACTGGAAGAGATCACCGCCGGCGAACTGATTGTCGACGGACTGAAAGTCAACGATCCTAAAGTTGACGAACGTCTGATCCGTCAGGAAGCCGGTATGGTATTCCAGCAGTTTCACCTCTTCCCGCATATGACTGCCCTGGAAAACGTGGCCTTTGGCCCGATCCGTGTGCGCGGTGCCGGTAAAGAAGAAGCACAGAAACTGGCGAAAGAGCTGCTGGCCAAGGTCGGTTTGTCAGAGCGAGCGCATCACTATCCATCCGAGCTTTCCGGTGGCCAACAGCAACGTGTGGCTATTGCCCGCGCCCTGGCGGTAAAACCCAAGCTGATGCTGTTTGATGAACCTACTTCTGCACTCGACCCGGAACTGCGCCATGAAGTGCTGACCGTGATGAAGGATCTGGCGGAAGAAGGCATGACCATGGTGATTGTGACCCACGAAGTCGGCTTTGCCGAGAAAGTGGCATCGCGCCTGATCTTTATTGACAAGGGTCGCGTCGCCGAGGATGGTCCTCCGGCTGAGCTGATTGCTCACCCGCCAAGTGACCGGCTGCGCGAGTTCCTGCAACACGTATCATAATAAAAAGGCCTCGGTTGAGGCCTTTTTATTGGGCTCTACATAAGGGCCGGTGATTACTTTCAACAACTTAACCAACACTACAAGCAATCAGGAGCAACCTCAAGCACCTGTAGTGTGGACAGTATGTGGACGCTAAAGGCTTACATTACCTTTTAATGGATTAAAGGTAATTGCGTCTTTAAGGAAGTCCGGCGAAAAATGAGCATATGTCATAGTTTGCTTTATAGAAGCATGGCCAAGAATCCGCTGTAGCGTAATAATGTTCCCGCCGTTCATCATAAAATGCGTCGCGAACGTATGGCGTAAAACATGCACAGCCTGACCTTTGGGTAAGTCCGGCTTTACTTCCTTTAATAGCAGCCTGAACTCGGCATAATCTGCTTTAGGAAATAAAAGCCCTGATCCACGCTTCATAGTTTCGTCCGCAATACTTTGTGAGATGGGTACCGAGCGTTTCTTACCGCCCTTAGTCTCCACGAACGTCACTCTATTATTAACGATATGCTCAGATTTAAGATTCACCACTTCCCCCCAACGCCCGCCCGTGCTTAAACACATGAGAGCAACGAGACGATTCTCTCCCTCCAGCCGAGCCAACAACCTTGTAATTTCATCGTTAGTCATAAACGACATGGCTGACTGGGATTCTTTTAGTTTAGCGATGCCACGCAATGGGTGCTCCCCATGATACAGGCCTGCATCGATGAGGAAAGTAAAGACCCCACCCAACAAAACTAAGTTTCGATTGACGGTGGAGGACTTAACACCCTGCGACAAACGTCTGGCTCTAAACATCGTGATTGCATTTTTATCTAACTGAAATCCACAGGGGTCATTAAGGCACCGATTAATCAATTCCAGCTTAACCTTATCCTGATCGCCGTATTTGGCATTTTTGCCGTTGTACAGCCACCATAGCTCTATCAATTCTGATAGGGGGCGCTTATCTGCCGGTTTAGATAGCCATTCTTTTTCGTGGTAGTTAACCGCGACATATTTCTCGAATGCTACCGCCTCATGTTTGCGATCGAACTTACGCCGGATGCGCTTTCCGTTGCGCCCCTGCGGTCTCATGTCCACTTCATAACGACCGTCGTCGAGCTTCTTAATTGACATAGTGAAGCCCTCCAAAATCGACGGAACTGCAAATACTTTGTAACTCTATGAAATGCAAAAAATCATTGTGTAACGTTAGCCAGTCTTTTGGCCGGAGTGCGGCAAGGTTTTGTTGTCTTGCCCATAGTGTGCGAGAACCGGCGCTATTTGGCCGGACTCCGGCGCTATCTCATCCGTCATAAACCACAGTGTGTATTTCATAAATTTTGGATGACTGAGTATTTTCATCGCTGCCTCTGCACTCATTCCCTTTGATCTAGTTTCATAGCTAGACAACGTGCTATAGGGAACGCCGGTTAACTCACTGAATTCCTTCCTATTCAATCTTTCTGATTCACGAATCAGCTTGATCTTCTCTGAAATGTCTATTGACATAATTCCCCCATTGCATGAAACTTTGCAAATCGTAGTAATTACTTGTTGTTTGTAGTAACTACACCATAATCAATTAAAAGCCATTACAGGCAACTAATTGCACTATTGGAGAGGGTAACAGATGAGTAAACAAGTCGTAAGTCTTTCAGATGCACTGCCATATCAAGAATTTGCTAAAGCAATTGGCAAATCGTCGGATGCAGTCAGAGGGATGATTGAAAAGGGAAAATTACCAGTCGTTGAAATGCGCAATCCAGAAAATCCAACTGCACGTGGTGAATCATGGATTTACCTTCCTGCTTGGAACGCTGGCATGAAGTTGGCTTTTGAAAGTCGTCCGAAGGAAATCCGTGACGGTTGGCTAATGTGGCTAGGATTGGGTGAGCCGCAATGATCCATTCAATTAAACAACCGATTTCAATAGCGCCATTGCTTTGGAATAACCAATGCCAGCGTGTATTAGATTCAAAAATCACACATGGTAAAGGTCGCAAGGGCGTGATTATTCGCACCCGCCGCAAAAGCCGTTTGCCTTGCCTTAAGAATGCTTTTTCATGGGGGTCGAAATGACAGTAATCACTATCGCCACTGTAATGAATCAACCCGCCGGTTTACGTGCTGCTGTTGGTGAGCGTTTGGCTCCGGCTCGTTGGGAAAGCTCCTGTGATTTTTACAACAAAATGAGTGAGCGTGAACGCTTAACCGTCTGTTTCCACGCTCAGTTAAAACAGCGTCATTCTGTTATGAAACTGCAAGAAATGAATGAGAGTGACCGAGAGCGTATCGTGTGTGCGATTGATGAGCTGCGTGCTGCCTTTGCAAAGTACCGCAGCCGAGGGATTAGCAAGTCGGGGTTTATTGGTCGCCTTACTATTAGCGAGCGCCGCTCTTTATTCTTTCAAGCTGAATTAAGTGAAGAGGAATTTAGTCAACCTTATTGGCGTATTGACGATGAGCACTGCACATGGCGCGAAGCGCTTTTCCGAGCATTAAGAGAGCTGTTTAGCTTATTTGAAAATGCGCCAACAGTATTAACATCGGTAAGACCTGAAACTTATCTGCACTAATTAAATATAGCCATTTTTTAGAGGCGCTTGATTGCGTCGGAATTCCTATTATCTGGAGTTTAGAAACCTATGTATCAGACTATCGGCCAAGATATGCGAAATAAAGCGAATAACGACACACGAAACTGGATTTTGAATAAAGCGAGAAATGAAGCAAAGGCCGACGCCGCTGTCAGTTTCTCATCCCATCTTGATCGGCTGGCGACCCATGCAGCAGTCAATCACCTGTCTGATATCGAAATTATTGAGCTTCTGCGCCAAGAGTCTGAAAAATTCGACCATGCAGCGCGTACCCATAGTGTAGGGGGCAATCATGGGTGAGTGTCCGCGAGTCATCATCAATGGCGTATACGCCATCATGAAAACTAACAGTACCGATTACATTCTTGCTGACGTAAAGACGGATAAGAAAACACGTCAGGTTTATTACCCGAGCGTTGCAGTTTATTCGAGTGAGTTAAAGCTCACCGCCGACATTATCAATCTCTGCGCTAAGCGCGCTGTATTCCTCAAAACCATCAACAGTATTCGCGAGTTAATGAGCGAAGGGCATCGTATTGCTGAGCTTTGCCAGCAAGCCATTAACCAATTAAATAAAGAATCGGAGCAATAACAATGCCGGATTTAATGGATTTAGTGCAGGAAAGAGAGCTTGAGGTTTTACGTCACCAGATTGCGGCAAGTCGTATCACTGGCGGCATATCTGCGTCAATTTGCGAAGACTGCGACATGCCAATCCCCGCGGCCCGTCGTGCAGCGTTCCCCGGCGTGATGCGTTGTGTCCCATGTCAGGAACTCACCGAGCAGCAGCAAAAACATTTCAGGAAATCATGATGATTAATATTCCGGTTGGCGATAAGTGGGGCATCACCAGTGACAGCTTGCAGTTTATTTTAAACAAAACAAAAGTAGCGCAGTCAGGGACCAAGAAAGGACAAGAGTATTTAGAAGCCGTGGGGTATTACCCGCGAATGTCTCAGCTCGTAAACGGCCTAATGCATTTTCACATCCGCGATTCAGACGTTAAGAGCTTTGTCGATTTGTCTGATGAGGTAGAGCGCATCAGTGCCGTCTGTGGCGAGGCATTTTCACAGGTAGGTGAACTGAGTGCCGGCTGATTCAAGGGGGCAACATGCCCCTACGTCACCCCCTCCATTTAACACCGCCGACAAAGCCCCGTTTGTCGGCGCGTATCCTTGGAACGCCCCACGCCCGGCCATTTCAAAAGAGAGACCGCTTACCCGTGATGAATACCATCAGGGGCAAGATGCCTTATGCAAGATTGCTGCCCTGCCTAACTTCATCGGTGGTATTTTTTCCGGCCGCCATGAATACCTGCTTAAAAACTCTGGGCTGCTGACTGCACATCGTTTTTTACTCAACGTTTTTATTCCGCGTATCTGGCCGCGTATCCAGAGGATTAATGCTAAATATGCGATGAAAACAGACGGGAAAGCCTATCCGCTATTTGTTGATGACATGGCCCGTTTGGCGGGTATGAATGACAAGCAGCTAAAGCAGCTCGCCGCCCGTATTGCAGCCCATCATTTTGTCGGTTACGAAACGCTGAGCGATGCCTATATTAAAGAGCACGGCGGAGAACAAGCCGCTCTTTTCACCGATCGGGCTCAGGCTACGATTTACGGGCAACTAGCCGGTGATGTGCTGGATTTTAACGTCATACCCATGCACTGGAAAAAGTACTGTAAGCGCAAGTTAGATATGCGTTGTGTATTTTCCAGTATTGCCCGTCTGGTTAATGATGAATGGTGGATCCGCCAACTTAAAGCGCAGCGCACGCAGTGGCGTGAATCGCTGCTTATCGCCGCCGGTGAGGTGAGCTTACAGAAATCAGGTTATGCCAGTAAGCAAGCCATCCGCGACGTACGCGCGCGTCGTATGGCAAACATGGAATATCTGAAATCCCGCGAACTGGAGAACGTAGATACCGGTGAGCGTATTGATCTCATCGACAAAGTGATGGCCAGTATTTCCAATCCTGAAATTCGCCGTATGGAGCTCATGAGCACGATCGCGGGCATTGAAAAATATGCGGCCAGCGTGGGTGATGTAGGGATGTTTATCACGATCACCACCCCATCGAAATATCACCCGACACGCATGGTTGGTAAGAAAGAAGACCGCCGCGTTAACTTCAATCACCGCTGGGACGAAGAAGCATTTTCTCCGAAAGACGGCCAGCGCTATCTGGTGAAAATCTGGGGCAAGATGCGCACCGCGTTTAAAGACCACGGGCTAAAGGTCTACGGTATGCGCGTTGTAGAACCTCATCACGACGCAACACCGCACTGGCACATGATGCTTTTCTGCGATCGGGCTCAGCGTCAGGCGGTCATCGATATTATGCGCAGCTACGCGCTGAAAGAAGACGGTCACGAACGTGGCGCACAAAATCAGCGCTTTGAGTGTAAGCATCTGAACAAGGGCGGTGCTGCGGGCTACATCGCTAAATATATTGCGAAGAATATCGACGGTTACGCGCTCGATGGCCAGCTTGACCATGAAACCGGTCAAGCTCTGTCTGATACTGCCGCCGCCGTTACCGCGTGGGCGTCGGTCTGGCGCATCCCTCAATTTAAATCTATTGGCGTTCCTACCATGGGCGCTTACCGCGAATGTCGACGCATCCGTGGCGTTAGCCTGACCGCAGACTTTGACGAGCTTGTAGAGGCTGTGAGAGTCGCAGCGGATGCCGGTGATTTTGCGGCATATATAGAGGCACAGGGTGGCGCGAATGTTCCTCGCAATACGCAGACCGTACGAACGGCCCGCCACGTTATAGACGAGCTCAACGAGTACGACGAAGAGGTGCAGAAAGTCATCGGTATTTTTGCGCCACACCTCGGCGCTGATCACGTCCATGAGACACGCACGACTAAATGGCAAATTGTCGCTAAGTCTGTGGCCGTTGCCCCTCATCCTTTGACTTTAAAAAGCGCCTTCGGCGCGCCTCGGAGTCCTGTCAATAACTGTGGGGAGGTTCAGACAGGACTCGGACAGTGTTTGCCTTCTAAGCCTTCTGAGTATGCCGCAGCGGTGATGAAATTAGTTGAGCGCGGGGATTTGGGTGGAATGAGCCGGACGTCGCCAAGGTGCTGGGAGGTGCTGCAAGACGGCAATCACCAGCAATAAATCGCCAGCAACAAAGCTTTAATCCGTCAAAACCTCGTGAGCTGGCCCCGTCAGCGCGATTAACAAAGAAGGAGCGCGTAAAATTGGTCCGAATTAAACATAATTTGACTCAATACGGCATTTCTCCTACTCGATGGGAGCTTGAGGCGTTAGCCCGTGGAACTGCGATGAGTATAAATGGTAAAAGATTTTCCTATCAAGCATTTGATAAGGAAGAAATCGTTGAGGATATAGGTTGGGGTTGTTATTGATTTCCTTGCTTATTATACAATTTTGAATGAATGGTTTTTTGACAAATACACTGTGTTTTTTACCACTATCCAAAATTGATATTTATTGTTATTTTCTTTCGTTAGTACATACTGTTGCGCGAAATCAATAGTTTCTGTTGTACTGAAGTAAAAAACTTTAAAAACGGCCTATTGACCAATAGTAAGTTAAATTTAATGTGTCCTGTTCTTTGCACATTGATAAATCGTGAATTATTCTAATAACAAGCATATACCTACATCAAATGTATTCATTTAAATGGCTGATTGTTTGGTCATGCAGGTTTAAAGGAGATTAAACCTATGTTACAGCAAGCAAATGCAGTTCAGACTCAACAAGGCGTAGCAGCATCGCAAAATACGCAATCAGAATATCACTATCAGGTTGATATTGGACAATTACCACAATGCCCACCTGCTACTGCTCTAGCATTAAACAAAGACGGTTGGAGGTTTACTTCTAACCCTTTGACTAATAACTGTTTCGCTCCTGCACTTAAAAAAAGTCCGGCGAGGTCTTTCTCTTCTCCTTCTCAGGCTTGCTCTATGTGGGGGCTTTCGATGTATGAATCGGAAGCAGAGGCAAAAGATGCATATGCTAAGTTGAAAAAATCCATAAAAAACATAAAGAAAGTAATTGGTGATCATCTTTCAGTGGGCCAGTTGACCGTTGATGACGGCAAATGTACCCAGACAGGTAGCAATGGACACTTCGATTTTCACCCATTTGTTAATGTACCTTTCACTCAAAAATTTCACATTGTCTGTCAACTGCCATGATTAAATTAAAATCTAAGCGTATCAAGGCTACACATTTCAGCGAGTATACTTGGTTTGCTGATCTAATTGAGTTCGAAGGGCCTCTTCTTAGCCTTTACCGAGGGAGCGGATATAAAGATGCTTTATATTTCTGGTTGGATAACTCAGAACGTGCAAATAGATGGTGTTTCGTACCTGTAGAAAGAGCTGATTTAGATGATTACATTGCTCAGAGAGTTACTCTGAGTGATTTAATATTAAAAAATGATGAAGTTGTTATTTGTAATCATTATGCCGCTACTGATAGGAAAAACTATAACGTTTTGAAAATTGCCGACTTCCCTGTCGAGTATCGTCCGGATGATGACTCATACCTTTATGAGGAAATAGCAACGCAAGATGCTTTAAATTTAAGAGCTGAGCAGACGCAAAGTTTTATGCTTGGTCTTGATAATCAATTGTTTATTGATGACCTATCAATTATTCCGCGTATTTTCCAGCAACTCTATTGTTTCCATTATGGGTTAGCCCATCTTGGTATGACATCTGTGAGGGATGTTATGGGGAAATTGTTAGGTAATTGGACTGGTGGTGCATCTGCTGTAAATATCTTTACAGGTTTAAAAAATATAATTCCTGTAATACATCGGCCTCAGATTGCTTCACTACAGTTCAATTCCCCCGGCCATATCGAGTTGAATTTGTTACCAAATTTAGCACTCAGTATTGAACAGGTTGCTGCAAGGCTTTCAAGCCCGATTCGAACGAAACGAGCTGATGCTTTATATAAAAATACTTACTCGTACTTTAAAGATAATGGTCTTTCGGGATTTGATGATGAAAGGGGGTTGGAAGTCAGAGATATTTCCCCTGAAACATTGGAGAATATAGTTCAGCGGGTTAGGATTTTCTTTAAATGTTTTGGGTGGACAGATTACCACTCGAAATTTAATTTGATTGATGCACACCCACTTCAGCAGTTGAGAGCTGTTTTGGCATACTATCGGCGTTTAAAAATACTTAATCAGTATATTATTGACGATAAGCTTGAAATAGGACGTTCTCGGGTAGTTGGACGGTGAGTATTTCAATAGTGCTGTCTCTATATTATGTGATTAATTTATGAAGCACCTTTGTTATACGGGCATTGACACAGTTGTCATGCTATTTTGAATGCCATTGATAGTGTTTTATTTTTAAAGTATTTGGAGTGATGTGAGTGCTGAGTAAAGTAATTTAATAGCTGCATTTATAGTGCATGATATTGCATTGAATTATCCGTATGCTGTATATCAAGCCGTGCCTCTTCTGGCGCGGTTTTCATTGGGTCGGGCAACTGCATTAAAAGCGACACATAAAGCGGGCAGGCGTGGCGGGGATAGCATTGCGCGCAAAGGGTGTTTGCAGGGTTTTATTCCCGCGCCTGAACGGGCCGTGGTGAGGTTCTCTATTCTTCACGCGATGTTGATGTGCGTCGGCGCTTTCGCGGCGTGTGGTGCATCTGGTGGCCTCATGGCGCAGGTGTAAAAAAGCCGCCCTGTCAGGCGGCGAGGTCATATCTGTTCTGGGTTTATAATTCGTAGTCGGTGAAGCGGATCACCTCCTGCCCTACCCACTGGTTTAATTCCTTCATCCGCTCCTGTAGCGGTACCAGTTCGTTACGCACAAACACCTTGGCCGCTTTCTCAACGTCACCAAAACCACCGGTATTGCTGGGAATAATCCCCATCATCTGCGGCGGGACGCGGTGCGCACTGAGTAAGTCGTCGCGCGTCGCGTTCTTGATGTTAAAGAAATCATCTTTGGTTGCCACTTCGCTGAGCGGGATGATTTTAATCGCGTCGGGTTTGCCGTTCGGCGCGTGATAAAAAATGTTCCTGAAATTCCCGTCGCCTTTCGATTTGCTCATCATGTCGCGCAGTGCCGAGATATCTTCTTTGTTTTGCGCGGGGTCGGTCACGTACATCACGTAGCCCGCGTGCGCGCCGTTCTGGTAATACTTGCGGCGGTATAGCGTTGCCGACTCGTTGAGCCATGCGCTGTTTAAGGCGCTGAGGTATTCGGGAAGGCCGTAAAGCTCCTGATTAATATCAGGCTCTTGCAGATGGAAGATGGTATCCGGTGCAAAGGCGTGCGGTGCGATATAATTTTCGACGAACCAGTAAAGCCCCTCCTCCACGCCGCGACGGGTATATTTGGCCGGTGACGTTTCCAGTCTCAGTAACTGGCCGGAGCGGCTCTGGCGCTGTTCCATAAACCCGTTGCCAAAGACAATATAATCCAGCGCATAGCGGCTGAACTGCTGCTGAGAAAGCAGCGGGTGCGGGATAAAGGTGCTGGCGAGAATATTACGCTTCACGTACATCGGCGAGCTGTGATGAACAGCGGCGCGCATACTCTTTGCCAGCCCCGGAAAGCTGACCGGCGGCTCGTACCACTTTCCGTTATTGATGCACTCCACGTAATTGAGAATGTCGCGGCGATCCATCACCGTGGCCGGTTCATCAAAGCGAAAAAATTCGCTCTGCTGTACGTTGCTGGTCGGGGTGAGTTTCCGGGCTTTGCGTGATTTTTTGCTGGTCATATTAGTGCCATTCAATCGTAGATTTATATTGCTTACCGGAGCCCGCGGTTAGCGGCTCGTTGATGAGCGCGTGCATCGTCGCCCACGCCACGTCGGCGTGGCTGGCTTCTTCGCTGCGACTTGCCACATAGGTGGACTTTGCGCCGCTGGCGGTCATGGTTTTGCGGATAGCCATAAACGACGCGGTGATGTCGCTATAACCGGCGTCATACTGCAAACAACCGCGATGAATGGTGTTTTTGGCTTTCAGCACCATCTCGGTTTTTACTTCTGGTGTGTACTTAATTTCACGCGCCGCCGGGAAAAACTGCCTGACGAGCTGATAGACGCCCTGACCGACGGTGGTCGCATCAATGCCGATATATTCCACATTGTATTTTTCAGTGAGCGCCTCAATCGCTTTGGCCTGTGCGTCGAAATCCATGCCCTGCCACTGGTGGCGCTCCAGAATGCGGAAAATGCCGCCCTGCTGCTCTGGCGGGGCAATCACCACGCATCCAGCACTGTCACCGCCGTTGGCTTCTGACGGGTCGTAACCGATCCACACCGGTTTATCCTCAAACGGGTGAAAGGCGTAGGGGTTGAAGTCCAGCCATTCTTCTAAGCTGTCCACCATGCAGCTCTGCAATTCCTCAAACGGAAATACTGACGCCTTATCATCGACAAATTCACACATCAGCAGGTTTTGATATTCCGACGGGCTGTATTCGAGTGAAAGCTGGTTGATGTCGAACAGGTCGCAACCGCCCGCCAGTGCGTCATCAATCGTGACAATCTGCCGCCACTGGCCGTCAGCACACGTGACGCCCCCGGCTAAATGGCTGTGACTGAGGTCGAGCTGAATACGTTCGTCTTTGTTGCGTCGGCCCTTGTTAAATAGCTCGCCTGACCAGAACGAATAGGCGCTGTGCGTCAGGCTGGAGGGCGTTGAAAAATAGGTAGTCCGCCATTTTTTGTGCAGCGACATCCCGGAGGCGACTTTGCGCAGCTCCTGAAATTTGGGGATCCAGAAATATTCGTCCAGATATAAATTGCCGGTGTAGCTCTGCGCGGTGCGGATATTCGTACCAAGAAAGAACAGGCGCGCCCCGTTAGGGAGCTGCATCGGGTCGCCTTTCAGGTCAACGTCAACCAGCCGGGCAAAGTCGATGATGTAATTTTTAAAGACGTGCGCCTGTGACTTACTGGCCGAAATAAAGATTTGGTTACGGCCGGTTTTCAGCGCATCGAGCAGAGCCTCGCGGGCAAAAAAGAAGGTCGCGCCAATCTGGCGAGACTTAAGAATATTGCGGATACGGTGCTGTAATCCCGCCTGATACCAGCCGCGCTGATATTCGAATGCATCCTCGATAAACACCTCGCCAAGTTTGGCAATGGCTTCATCGCTGAAGACGTTTTTCTCGACCTTCTTGCGCTCCCCCTTGTTGCGGTTTGCTACCGCCGGATTGAGATCCGCCTCGCTGCCCGTCGACATATAGCGGTTCACCCGTGCCAGCCGCTCAATCTGTCGGCCTAACAGGTCAATTTCTTTGAAGTCCTGCCCGTCTTTTTTGCTTTTCATCACGAGCTGGACGACCCGCGCCTCGATGCTGGTTTCAATGCGGGAAATCGGCGCCACGTGGTCCCATTTATCCCGCTGTTTCCAGCTCTGCACCGTCGGTTTTTTCAGGTTCAGCGTCTCAGCGATTTGCGCCACGGAAAACCCCTGCCAGTAAAGCAGGGTGGCCTGCCTGCGCGGGTCACTGATGAGTGTCGTGCCGTTGTTGTCGTTCATGCTTTCGCTCTGGTTGGAAAGAATAAACGCCACGCTACGCACCACAGCAACCCCGCGCATTACGCCGCTGTTGTATCAAAGATCGTCAGACGGCCATCGCTGGTCGTCGGGGCGTTAGCTCGGGAAACTGGCCCTCTCAGAAATACCCAACGAGTGGAGTCAGTCAGATGGCAAAGAAAGTATCGAAATGGTTTCGTATCGGTGTCGAGGGTGACACCTGCGATGGCCGCAATATCGAGGCAAGCGACATCCAGCAAATGGCCGCGTCGTTTGACCCGCGTGTTTACGGCTGCCGTATCAATCTGGAGCACATCAAAGGCTTATTACCGACGGGCGACTTTAAACGCCTCGGCGACGTCAGCGAAGTCAAAGCCGAACAGATTGATGATGATTCGGCGCTTAACGGTAAATGGGCGCTGTTCGCCAAAATCACCCCGACTGACGAGCTGGCCGCAATGGTCAAAGCCGGTCAGAAGATTTACACCTCCATGGAAATTCGTCCGAATTTCGCCAACACCGGTAAAGCCTATCTGGTCGGGCTGGCCGTCACCGATGACCCGGCCAGCCTCGGCACCGAAATGCTGGAGTTCAGTGCCCGCGCCACGGTAAACCCGTTCGCCGGTAAGAAAGACCAGCCCGAAGACCTGTTTTCTGTCGCGACGCTTGCTGTGCTGGAGTTTGAAGAACTCCCCGACACGCTGCTGACCAGCTTCGCCGAGAAAATAAAAGGCATGTTCAGCATCAGGCAGACCACCGACGACGCCCGTTTCACCGACGTGCAGAACGCCATCACCGTGGTGGCAGAAACCGTGCAGGCCGAAGGCGAGAACGCAGCGACCCGTTTCTCCGCGCTTGAGCAGCAGATAGCGGGGCTGAAAATCGAGGTGACCGCCGGTAGCGAGGCGTTTGCCACGCTGAAAACCTCACTGGATAACACCGAGAGCTATAGCCAGCCGCGCCGCCAGCCATCAGTCGGTGGTAACGGTGGCACCACGCACATGACCAACTGCTGACCGGCTTTGCCCGGCAATCACTCCCTATTTTGACTGAGAGACACTATGCGCCCGAATACCCGATTTAAATTTAATGCCTACCTGACCCGCTTGGCCGAACTGAACGGCATCGCCGTGGTGGATTTAAGCAAGAAATTCAGCGTGGAGCCGTCCGTCACGCAAAGCCTCATCACCACCGTGCAGGAGTCATCCGAGTTCCTGAGCAGCATCAACATGGTGCCGGTGGAGGAAAGCGAGGGGGAGAAAATCGGCCTCGGCGTGACCGGCTCCATTGCCAGCACGACCGACACCGACAGCGGAAAAACGCGCAAAACCGCCGACTTTATGGCGCTCAAGTCGCGTAAATACAAATGCGAACAGGTCAATTTCGATTTCCACATTCGCTATAACACCCTCGACCTGTGGGCGCGCTATCAGGACTTCCAGATCCGCCTGCGTGATGCCATCGCCAAGCGTCAGGCGCTCGACTACATCATGGCCGGATTTAACGGCGTGACCCGCTCGGACGATTCAGACCGCGCACAGTATCCGCTGTTGCAGGACGTGGCCGTCGGCTGGCTGCAAAAGCTGCGCAACGAAGCGCCTGAACGGGTGATGGATGAGGTCACCGATGAAACCGGCAAGGTGATTTCTGACAAAGTGCGCATTGGTGCGAAGGGCGATTTTGAGAACATCGACGCTGCTGTGATGAATGCCACCGATTTTCTGCTGGATGCGTGGCACGCCGAAGACCCCGGCTTAGTGGTGGTGTGTGGCCGCAAAATGCTGTCGGACAAGTATTTTCCGCTGATTAACAAGACGCAGGAAAACAGCGAGAAGCTGGCCGGTGACATCATCGTCAGCCAGAAACGCATCGGCAACCTGCCCGCCGTGCGCGTGCCGTACTTCCCGGACAACGCGCTGTTAATCACTCGTCTCGACAACCTGTCTATCTACATCATGGACAGCGCACACCGCCGCCATATCGATGAGGTTGCCAGCCGTGACCGTATCGAAAACTACGAGTCGCTGAAAGTGGACTTTGTGGTCGAGGACTACGGCTGTGCGGCGATGATTGAAAACATCGAGCTCGGTGATTTCACGCCGGTGAAGCCGGAAGAAAAAGCCGTCAACAACGGTGAGACCGTCAAAACCGAAAGCGAGGCGTAAACCATGCTGAGTCCCGCACAGCGTCACATGATGCGGGTCTCTGCACAACAAGCCTCAGCGCAGCGGAAAAGTGATCCGCTGCGTTCGGCACTGCCTTACGGGCAAATGCTGGTGAAGCTGCGCGGAGACCGTCTGAAACTGAAATCCATCCGTTCCGTGGAAAACAAAGCGTTGCACAAGCGCGCCATGCTGCCGTCGTATGCACCGTGGGTCGCTGGCGTACTGGCCGGTGATGCCGGTACACAGGACGACGTACTGATGACCATGCTCCAGTGGACGCTCGATGCGGGCGACATTTCCGGTTCGTTTGAGATGGCCCGTTATGCCCTGAAATACGGCCTCAGCGTGCCGCATAACCAGCGCCCCGTCGGTTATCTGTATGCCGAAGACGTGGCGCTGGCCGCCATGCGTGCCTTTAAAACCGGCGAACCGGTGGCGGCTTCCGACCTGCTGACCGTTATCGAGATGACCCTCACCGCCGATATGCCGGACGAGGTGCGCGCCAAACTGCATAAAATCACCGGGCTGGTGCTGCGCGCGGACCAACAGCCCAAGCAGGCGCTGGCCCATCTGAGCCGCGCGATGCAACTCGACATTAACACCGGTGTGAAAAAAGACATTGAACGACTGGAGAGAGAACTTAAGCCGGTGCTGCCTGCCGCGGCGGCCAAGCCCAAAGCCGCCCCGAGTGCGCGCAAGGTCAAGCCGAAAATGGCACCGGCCAGGCGCGGACGCCCGCGCAAGGTTTAACTCTCCGGTTGTGAACAGAACGCGCCCCGCGCCGGACGGCACGCAGGCTGATGCAGGTTTTAACCTTGTCTGATGCCTGCGTCCACCGTCCACCTATTGAGGTTTCAAAATGGACATTGTTATGACCGCAGCAGCGGACAGCGCCACGGGGGTTATTCCGCCCGTACCGGTAGACAGCCCGGTCATTACTAACACGTTTTTCTTTCCCGACGTTGACCCCGTACAGGTCAGTGAGCGGGTGCGTCTGGGCCACGTTGTCACCGATGAGCGAATGAGAGCGGCCATTAAGTCGGCCATGGCGGAAGTGAATGCCGAACTTTATCTCTACCGCGAACAGCAAATCCGGGATGGACATAAACGGCTTGCAGACGTGCCCGCCGAGGTGCTCGACGGCGAAAGTGTGAAGTGTTTCCACTACCTGAGCGCCGTCTGTGCGATGACTACCGCCGTGATTTTTGAACGCTATCGCAGCTATGACTCCAGCGCAAAGGGGGACAAAAAAGCCGAGGCGCTGGAGGTGTCGGTTGATGACCAGTGGCGGGATATGCGCTGGCACCTGTCGCGCTTGCAGGGGCAGGCGCGCGGCATGGTGAGCCAGCTCTGATGAAAGTTCTCGCACAACAGGGGGAGACACTCGACGCACTGTGTTACCGACATTACGGGCGCACCGGGGGCGTGGTCGAGTCGGTGCTGGCCTCAAATTTCGGGCTGGCTGAGCTCGGCGATATTTTGCCGCACGGTACCGCCGTCGAGCTTCCCGATGTCGATACCGCCGCCACTTCTGAAACCGTTCAGCTATGGGACTGACGATGGAAAAAATCACTTCTTCGATGGCCTACGCTATCGCCACCTTTCTGGCCTTTCTCGGCGCGTTGACGCCGCAGGATGTTGCTTTCTTGGTGGGTGCCGCCGTGGCCGTTGGCACCTTCTTTGTAAACTGGTACTACCGCCGCAAAAGCTACAAGTTGCTGGAACGTAACGGTCTGACGCGCGGGGTTTACGATGAGCTCAATCGTTAGACGTTGCAGCGTGGCCGGGGTGCTGGCGCTGGCTTTACTGTTGCCAGACCACCGCGCGGTTAAAACCTCCGATGCGGGTCTGGCGCTGCTGGCCAATCTGGAAGGGTGCCGCCTCAATCCCTACCAGTGCAGCGCCGGTGTCTGGACGTCGGGCATCGGCCACACCGCTGGCGTCAAACCCGCACAGGCGATCACCGAGCCTATTGCGGCGCAAAACCTGATTAGCGACGTGCTGATGACCGAGCGGGCCGTCGATAAGTGTATGCGCGTTGCCATGCCGCAGCCGGTGTATGACGCGGTGGTCAGCTTCGCGTTTAACGTCGGCACTGCTGCCGCCTGCCGCTCGACGCTGGCGTTTTTCATCAACAAAGGCGAATGGGGCAAAGCCTGCCAGCAACTCCCGCGCTGGGTGTTTGTCAACGGCGTGAAAAGTGATGGCTTAATCAACCGGCGCAGTGCCGAGCTGAAACATTGCCTTAAGGGGGTGTCATGAAAGTGGCTGTGTGTTTTTTACTGGTCACGCTGCTCCTGCTGGCCGCTGCGCTGACCGGCTTGCAGTCAGTGAGAAACAAGCTGACGGCGGCCAATGACAGTATTACGCAGCTCAAGCGCGACTTAAAAACCAGCGGTCAGGCGCTGGATGAGTTAAAAGCCAGCGCCGCGCGCAACGAGCGCGCGCAGGTTGTTTTACGCGGCCAGATTGCCGCCGCGCACACACTCGCCACACGCCGTAACCAGACCATCACGAGACTCCTCAATGAAAATGAAACCCTGCGCCGCTGGTATCAGTCTGCTTTGCCTGATGACGTTGCAAGGCTGCACAACCGCCCCGGGTTCGCCACCCCCGACGGTTATTTACGCTGGCTGTCCGAGGGTCAGCAGTTGCCCGATGCCGGCCAGCCAGCCGAAAACGAACGGCGACCTGAGTGATGATATTCGCCAGCTTGAGGGCGCGCTCGTGAGCTGTGCGCTGCAGGTTGAAACCGTGAAACAGTGTCAGGAGAACCATGATGTTAAAACCGGCCAGCCTCAAAAAAGCGCTCTTTAAATCGGTGCCGCTGCTGCGACAAAACCCCGACATGCTGCGCTTGTTTATTGATAACGGCGCGATTGACGGGACGCTGGCCGCCTCGCTGTCGTTTGAAAATCGCTACTCGCTGGACGTCACCATTACCGATTACACCGGTGACATGAATCTGCTGCTGGTCCCGGTCAATGCGTGGCTGCGTGAGAACCAGCCCGACATCATGACCAGCGATGAGGGTAAGAAACACGGCTTCACCTACGTCGCCGATATTAATAACGATGACAGTATCGACCTGCGTATGTCGTTACGCCTGACAGAACGCACCATCGTGAAGGAGACCGGCGGCGCGCTGCACGTCACTCAGCTCGGGGAGCCGCCGGAGCCGGTACCGGTTATTCGCCCAACGGCGCTTTATATCAACGGCGAACTGGTGAGTCAGTGGGATGAGTGAGTTTAAAGCCTTTGACGACAAACTGGCCGGACTGCTGGCCAGCCTTTCACCGGCCTGCCGCCGCCAGATGGCCGCCGAGATTGCCAAGCGGTTACGCGCCAACCAACAGCAGCGTATCAAACGCCAGCAGGCACCGGACGGCTCCCCGTATGCGGGCCGTAAACGCCAGCCTATCAGGGGCAAAAAAGGACGGGTGAAGCGGGAGATGTTCGCCAAGATGCGTACCACCCGCTACCTCAAGGCCAAAGGTTCGACCGAGGCGGCGACGGTGGAGTTTGCAGGCAAGGTTCAGCGCATTGCACGCATCCACCAAGAGGGGCTAAAAGACAAGCCGAACCGCCATAGCCAGCCGGTGCAGTATGAGGCGCGGCCATTGCTGGGATTTAGTGCGGCTGACCGTCAGATAGTTGAAGATGTGATCCTTTCCAGACTTATTGAATAAAAGGCCGCATGGGAAATGTGAATTACTTAATGGAATAGTATTGAAGCAAGATAAAATGATACAGTCGATTAAGATCTAGGATCTTATGTTATGCCTCAACTGCAAAACCATGATATCTAGATGAGTTGGCGCAATTAAGTTCGTGCGTAACGAGGAACCCGTCTCATAGCAAAACGGCCCTTAAAAACAAAGGCCGTTTGTATTTTATTTCATGCTTGCTGAATGTTAGTAAATATCTTTTCGTAATAGTCGATGGCCGACGTAGACATGAAGTTGCGCGGTGCCTCACTAAAATGAGCAAAGGCAATGTTTTTATAAATTGAAAAACTCTTTGAATTTTGCTCAAAAAATTGACAAGAACTATTTAACTGATGAATTGCCTCCAGTGCATAAAATTCATACGCATGCCCTTGAATTAAATATCCAGGGTGTGAGTAAAACTTCCTTTTAAGAAATTTATTGGTTGTTCTTGTTTCTGGCGTAAAATGCACACCAAATCCATTCCACAAATTCTTCACACGCAAAGTACAGCTTGGGTCAATCACAAAAGATCCATTTATGTATTTAAAGATAACACCACACAATCCCCCAAAATTGAAAATTTGCTGCCCATTAACTTTCGACAGTAAATTAAACTTATGAATAAACGATATCTTTTTTTCCAGCTTTTTCCAATCGTTAATGAAGCCATCGATTTTTGGATTTCCCGCAAGAAGAGATGATAAGATTTTTTTCAAAACTTTACTTGTCCAAAAATCATTTTCATAACTATATCCGAATGTGTAAAAAACAAAATCATTATCAATTAAACCATTTGATAATATTTCGTCGTGGTCTCGATCCATGAAGATAATGTGAGAATCTCCATCTGACAATGACGACAAATTTTCCACTATGGATTTAAGTGTTGTTTTTCCTCCTTCAACTTTTATCTCATACTTTCCATCAAAGAAGTTAGATATAATTGAATTATAAAATATATAGTCTGGAAGCTTAGTGATGTCGTTGCTTTCTCCTTTGCCTTCAATATGGAAAATTAAACTAACATCTCTGACTGTTGCCTCTGCAAACAATCCGTTTGGAGTTCTTGAAATGAAATCGTCTTCCATAACCTATACCTTTAATGCGAAATTTCTTCTTCTACCAATAACATCAGGAGAATGAGTGGCTAATAAAAACTGAGCATTAGGATTGATAGTCATAAGAGCATCAACAATTTTATCTTGCCATTTAACATGCAATGATACTTCAGGTTCATCTGCAATATAGAGGATAGGCTTGCGTTCACTGAGGTATATCTGACCAAGTAAAATTATCATCTGCTTTTCACCAGACGAAAGTTCATTCAAGCTAATATGACCATTCTTAGCCTTCATTACCAACTGATTTTGACTGGACAGTATTATCTCTTTATCACTAGGGAAAAATAGTTTAAATACATCGAAAAATTCATTTTGAGTTCTAAATATATCCTCTTTTTTCTTTTTGAGGTTCTCGTAATCTGCGATTAATGAGCTGGTTCTCCAAGCGTTAAACATTATCCCAAAGTCCGACACTGAAAGGTTATTACTTTTCTCCTCAATACTAGACATAACACCGCGTAATTTTTGGAAATAATTCTCTAATCTCTTGTTGCTACTACCCTCTTTTTGCGGAGACATAAAGTTAGATATTTCGCGAAGAGAAGCTTCCTCTTTATCTAGTTTATATGAATCGTTAAAAAAACTAAGCTCATTCTCCCCAGGAACTTCGAGCAATTTATTAAATATATCCCTCTGAAAGTTGCTAGCTATCTTGTTATATATTTTTGATTGTCTGGAAAATTTATTAATAAGCTCATTCTTTATTATATCAAGCTTGGTGTGTACCGGATCCGAATGTGGATCCGAATCCGAATCCGGAAAGGGGTCGTATTCATATTCTTTTCTTCCTGTTCTGGATAGAGGTAGAAAGTCCATCATTGAAAACTTAGATATCAAATTCTTAGCTTCATCAATCTTTTGATCCATGATATAGTTATACTCATCATCCTCTAGGTTAAACGTAAAAAAACTATCTTCGTAACTAATGATGAAATCAACGCTTGTCTTGCTTTTTTTCTCTACCCTAACCATTTCCCCTTTTGCGAATGAAATCAATAGCTCACTAAATGGCATTGTGAGCAACTGACTAACATCAACAGAAAGAGTATTACTTATAATGTTTATTATTGTAGTTTTACCAGAACCATTAACTCCGATGAGGAAATTAATGGATTCGTTTAGTTCTAGGTGGACGTTTTTATAACCCCACATCTTCTCAATGTGAATATAATTTATTTTGCTCATGTTTAATTTTCCAAGTTAAGTATTATGACCATCCCTAAGTCGAACCATTTTTTTGTTGTTTAAGCATCCATATACGACAAAGCCTAATGGACGCCATATTCTATGACTCAACGTCCATCTCTATCCCCTTATGCCTTTGTACATATCATCTATATGCCTGAAGATTTGCTTTGCTGAATTTTTGATGTCCATTTGGTGATGCATTTAGTAATCTCATATCAGTAGTTATCATCAAGAGGTGAAGAAGCTTGAGCTTATAAATTCTTGCTCGTTCAAAACAGGCTTGCAGCCAATGATTGTACTCAGGCCTGCACCAACGGATGGTTCTATATGCACATTTACGATTTTCTCAGCCTCAGTATAGTTGCGGCCAGAACAATAGTCAGCAACGATTTCTTATGCATTCGTAAAGAGCAGCCCGCATCCCGTAATCGTCAGGTATTGCTTTCAGACTGCAATCCAAGCTTCGTAACATTCGGCTTTAATATTATGAATTTTAACGGCTACCATGCTAGTCCTAATCTATAGGACTAGCATGTCTTTTCTAAAGCTACCCTTGCAAGCCATTCGCATCTAGCTAGGGAGTTTCAATGCCCATTTTAGAAATGTGCCTGAAATGCAAACGTCCGCTTTGCACAAAGACGACTGACAGATTAGTTTTTTCTCGCTTCAACAAAACATTAGATTAAATATGAACCCGTGCAAATTTGTCACTACAAAGAAGCACAACATTAATAAAATCATTCGATTTACTAAGTGCTTGTTGTACCACCGGCAGTCCTACGCCGCCACGTTGCCGCCGGATCTCACTATCGGCATCCTTTCCCTCATGAATACACTCGAAACCCTCTCTGAACTTGCCCGCGCGGTGCGCGACCTCATCCGAATTGGCGTGGTATCTGACATTGATACCGGGCAGGCACTATGCCGCGTGCAAACCGGCGAGCTGGTGACGAACTGGCTGCACTGGCTGACGCCGCGCGCCGGTAATGCACGCACGTGGTGGGCCCCCTCGGTGGGCGAACAGGTATTAATTTTGTCGCTCGGCGGCGAGCTCGATACCGGCTTTGTGCTGCCCGCTATCTACAGCGACGATTTTCCCGCGCCGTCGGTCTCCGCGCAGGCGTATCACATCCGGTTTTCTGACGGTGCCGTGATGGAGTACGAGCCAGACACCGGAACGCTGGCCGTCAGCGGCATTAAAACCGCCAGCGTGGTGGCGTCTACATCGGTCAGCGTCACTGCACCAAACGTCACCGTCATCGCCAGTCAAAAAATCACGCTGGATACGCCGGAAGTGGTCTGCACCAACAAGCTGACCACGGGCTCGCTGGAGGTCAAACGGGGCGGCGCGATGACGGGCAATGTCACCCATTCTGGAGGCGCATTTACGTCTAACGGCATTCAGGTTGATACCCATAAACACAGCGGCGTGCAGGCCGGTGGCGGACAAACGCAGGGGCCACAATGACCAACTCAAAATACATCGGTATGGCCCGCGAGTCAGGCCATGCCATTGAAGACATGGCGCATATTCGCCAGTCGGTCAGCGATATTTTACAAACGCCTGTCGGCTCTCGGGTCATGCGCCGTGATTACGGTTCTCTGATTTCTGAGCTGATTGACCGCCCGCAAAACGCAGCACTGCGCCTGCAAATCATGGCAGCTTGTTACGGGGCAATCCTCAAGTGGGAGCCGCGCGTCATCCTGAGCGCTCTCACCATTGACACGACGGTTGACGGAAAAATGGTGGCCAATATCACCGGCGCTCGTAGTGACACCTCCGTCGATTTCTCTCTTACCGTTCCAGTGAGCTGACACCATGGCAACGATTGACCTGAGCCAGTTACCCGCCCCGACCGTGGTCGAGGCAATTGATTACGAAGTGCTGTTAGCCGAGCGTAAAGCGACGCTGGTGTCACTCTATCCGCCCGAGCAGCAGGTCGCCATGGCGCGCACCCTGACGCTCGAGTCTGAACCCATCGTCAAGCTGTTGCAGGAGAATGCTTACCGCGAGGTAATGCTGCGCCAGCGGGTTAACGAAGCGGCGCAGGCGGTCATGGTGGCCTATGCCGTCGGCGCTGACCTCGACCAGCTTGGTGCAAATCAAAATGTCCCGCGTCTGGTCATGGTTGAGGCTGACGCTGCTGCGATACCGCCGGTGCTGGCCGTGATGGAGTCAGACAGCGACTACCGCCGCCGTATCCCGCAAGCGTTTGAAGGGCAGAGCGTGGCCGGGCCAACCGGGGCGTATGAGTACCATGCGCGCAGCGCAGACGGGCGCGTAGCGGATGCGTCGGCAATCAGCCCGTCACCGGCCAATGTCACCATTACGGTGCTGTCGCGTGAGGATAACGGCGAGGCCAGTACCGACCTGCTGGCGAGGGTTAATGCGGCGCTCAACGATGAAGACGTGCGTCCCGTCGCAGACCGCGTGACCGTGCAGTCCGCTGTCATCGTCGATTACGCCATTAGCGCCACGCTATATCTGTATCCGGGACCAGAAGCCGAACCCATTCGCGCCGCCGCCGAGTCAAAGCTTATCAGTTATATCAGTGCACAAAACCGCTTAGGCCGCGACATTCGCCAGTCGGCGATTTATGCCTCGCTGCATGTGGAAGGTGTCCAGCGAGTTGAGCTGGCATCACCGGTCACCGATGTGGTACTGGACAAAACACAGGCCGCCTTCTGCACCGGTTATCAGATAACGGTCGGCGGTTCGGATGAGTAGCCGCCTGCTGCCGGTGGGGTCGTCACCGCTGGAAGTGGCTGCCGCCAAAGCCTGCGCAGACATTGAGGCCCTGCCGGTGCCGCTGCGCGCACTCTGGAACCCGGACACCTGCCCGTTACGGCTGCTGCCCTATCTGGCGTGGGCATGGTCAGTTGACCGGTGGGATGAAAGCTGGCCCGAAGCGACAAAACGCTCGGTGGTGCGCGCGGCGTACTTTGTTCACCGCCACAAGGGAACCCTTGGTTCACTGCGCCGCGTGGTGGAGCCGCTCGGCTATCTCATTAAGGTGATTGAGTGGTGGAAAACTGACGAGCCTCCCGGCACTTTTCGTCTTGATGTCGGCGTGCTGGAAACCGGTATCACCGATGACATGTATCAGGAGCTGGAACGCCTGATACATGACGCCAAGCCGTGCAGCCGTCACCTGATTGGCCTGTCCATCAACCTCGACGTCACCGGCGTGTCACCGGTTGCCGTGGCGAGCTATGGCGGTGACCTGCTGACCGTTTACCCCTACACCCCTGAAATGATTACCGTATCCGGCGCGGGTTATTCCCCCGCGGCCATTCACATCATCGACACAGTGAGGATCAACGCATGACAGCAAAATTCTTCGCCCTGCTGACCAACCAAGGGGCCGCCAAGCTGGCGAATGCCGCCGCGCTGGGTACAAAAATTCAAATCACGCAAATGGGCGTCGGTGACGGTGGCGGCACGTTGCCAACCCCTACGAGAGCGCAGACCGCGCTGGTGAATGAAAAGCGCCGCGCTGTGCTCAATGGGCTGAGCGTGGACGCGGCCAACAGCAGCCAGATTATTGCCGAACAAATTATTCCCGAGAACGAAGGCGGATTCTGGATCCGCGAAATCGGCCTGTACGACAGCGACAACACACTGATTGCCGTGGCGAACTGTCCGGAAACCTATAAGCCGATGCTGGCCGAGGGCAGCGGACGAACGCAGACCGTGCGCATGATTTTAATCATCAACAGCACGGAAGCGGTGACGTTGAAAATTGATCCGGCGGTAGTGCTGGCAACGCGCCAGTATGTCGATGACAATACGATTGAAATGAAAATCTTCGTCACTGCCGCGCTAAAAGAGACGCTGTTGAAAAACCAGAACGGCGCGGATATTCCTGATACTGCGCAGTTTGTTAAAAATCTTGGGTTGGGGGATGGCTCCGCATTACCTGTTGGCATTCCCGTGCCCTATCCGCTGTCAACACCGCCATTAGGTTGGCTAAAATGTAACGGTGCAGCTTTCAGTAAAAACCAATACCCTAAACTGGCCCTCGCCTATCCAACGGGTTTTTTACCTGACTTACGCGGTGAATTTCTTCGCGGGTGGGATGATGGGCGTGGGGTCGATGGCGTGCTTAACCGTGCATTGCTGTCATGGGAGCCTGCCACACTCATCGTCAGTGCCGTCGGGCCAGATGCTGCGCAACAAGCCGTTATTGAAGGGGGGGAAACTAACACCGCAACGGTGGCCCAATATAATTCAGGGTTAGGGACAGACTTTGTCAATGACAATGACTACGGGTCATCATTTAAAGGCTTTACGGCGGCGGGGGCGGCGTCTTCATATCCGGGAAACTCAGCCGGTGCCAATCCAGATCCGTACCAATCAAGACCCATTAATGCGAACCAATATTTACTGGCGGGTGGCGCACGCCCACGCAACATTGCATTTAACTACATCGTGAGGGCTGCGTAATGATTCAGGCCATTTTAAATAAGGACAATATAGCGATCCGCGCGGGTGAGATAACGGTATTTAGTTTTGATGGGTCAACGCGAGAATATTTATCCTCATCCGTTGAATATTTAGCAACCGGCGTGGGTGTGCCTGCCAATGCATGTATCGACAAGCCACTGGAAAACAAAGCAGCATATGCGGTTTGTCGTACCGCTGATTTCTCTCAATGGGAATACGTGCCAGACCACCGGGGAGAAAGGATTTACAACACTGAAAATGGAATGACTGCAATCGTGATGATGCTCGGTGACTATCCCATCCAAAGTACATGCGTTCCTCCGGTAACCCAGTATGACGCATGGAATGGTAAGGCATGGGTCACTGATATTAATGCACAAAATGCAGCCAATATCGAAGCCGCCGATGTAAAGAAACAGCTGTTACTCACCACGGCACAAAACACAATCAGTGAATGGCAAAGCGAGCTGCTATTGGGTGTTATCAGTGATAATGATAAAGCCCTACTGACCGCGTGGCTGGCTTATATTAAAGTATTGAAAACTGTTGATGCATCAAAAGCACCGGATATTGTCTGGCCCGAAATCCCTGCCTGACCACCGCCCCGAAAGGGGCCTTTTTGTATCTGTTGTGCCAATCCCCACAAGACACCCACACCTCGCCCTCATTGTACTGAAACAACAAAATAGCCTTGCAAATCCATTACGGAGCTAACCCGATGAGTGACTTTCACCACGGCGTGCAGGTTGTTGAAATCAACGACGGCACGCGTGTTATTTCCACCGTTTCAACGGCCATCATTGGCATGGTCTGCACGGCCAATGATGCCGACGCTAAAACCTTTCCCCTGAATACGCCGGTACTCATTACCGATGTGATCGCGGCACAGGGCAAAGCAGGGAAAAAAGGCACGCTGGCCGCGTCCCTGGCGGCCATTGCCGACCAGTGCAAACCAGTGACTATTGTTGTGCGCGTGGCGGAGTCTGAAAAGACTGATCCCGTCGAGGCGCAGGCTGAAACGCTGTCTAATATCATCGGTGGCGCAGATGAAAATGGCACCTACACCGGCATGAAAGCGTTGCTAACCGCCGAGGCCGTCACCGGCGTGAAACCGCGTATTCTCGGCGTGCCGGCACTCGACTCTCTTGATGTGTCCACTGCACTGGCGAGTGTCTGCCAGTCGCTGCGCGCCTTTGGTTATATCAGCGCGTGGGGATGCCGGACGATTTCTGACGCTATCACGTACCGCGACAATTTCAGCCAGCGTGAACTGATGCTTATCTGGCCGGACTTCCTCGCATGGAATACCACGGGCAATGTCAGTCAAAAAGCCTACGCCACGGCCCGCGCGCTGGGGTTGCGCGCCAAGATTGACCAAGAGACGGGCTGGCATAAAACCCTGTCAAACGTCGGTGTGAATGGCGTGACCGGTATCGATGCCTCGGTATTCTGGGATTTACAGGCGTCCGGTACCGATGCCGACCTGCTCAACAAGGCCGGTGTGACCACGCTTATTCGCAAAAACGGCTTTCGTTTCTGGGGTAACCGCACCTGTTCCGATGACCCGCTATTCCTGTTTGAGAACTACACCCGCACCGCGCAGGTACTGGCCGACACCATGGCCGAGGCGCATATGTGGGCGGTGGACAAACCGATGACGGCCTCACTTATCCGCGACATCATCGACGGTATTAACGCCAAGTTCCGCGAGCTCAAATCTAACGGTTACATCATTGATGGCACCTGCTGGTTTGATGAGTCTGCCAACGATAAAGAGACCCTGAAAGCCGGGAAGCTCTATGTCGATTACGACTACACGCCGGTGCCGCCGCTGGAGAGCCTGACCCTGCGTCAGCGTATCACCGACACCTATCTGGTCAATCTGGCCTCCTCCATTAACAGCTAAGGACCCCTGAGACATGGCACTCCCTCGCAAACTGAAATACCTCAACCTGTTTAACGACGGTCTGAGCTACATGGGCGTGGTGCAGTCGGTCACGTTGCCGAAACTGACCCGCAAGCTGGAGAACTACCGGGGCGGCGGCATGAACGGCTCAGCCGCGGTGGATTTAGGGCTGGACGATGACGCCCTGACCGTTGAGTGGTCAATGGGCGGCCTTCCTGACGAAACCGTATGGGCGCAGTACGCGGCGGCAAGTAGCGCCGCCGTTCCGCTGCGCTTTGCCGGTTCATTCCAGCGCGATGACACCGGTGACGTGTCTGCCGTCGAGATCGTGCTGCGTGGCCGCCATAAAGAAATCGACCTTGGCGATATGAAACAGGGTGAAAACACCGAAAGCAAGATCTCGACCCAATGCACCTATTACAAGCTGGTGATTGACGGCAAAACCCTGATTGAAATCGACACCGTGAACATGATCGAAAGCGTCAACGGTGTGGACATGCTCGAGCAGCACCGCCGCAATCTCGGCCTGTAATATTCTGGCGATCAGCACGCTGGCCGCCCACTCCCTTTGTGACGATAAAGAGATAAAAAATGAAACAAGAAAATGCACAGAACACCACCGAAAATCCCAATGTCGTGATGCTGGACACCCCGATTAAACGCGGTGACACGGTTATCGAGTCCATCACCATGATCCGCCCGAATGCCGGTGCACTGCGCGGGGTGGGACTGGCCGATGTGGCAAGTTCGAACGTCGACGCGCTTATCACGGTATTGCCGCGCATCACTTACCCCAGCCTCACCAAAGAGGAATGCGCCGCGCTGGAGTTACCGGACTTTATTGCGCTCGCCAGCAAGGTGATCGGTTTTTTAGCGCCGAATTCGGCCCAATAAGCTACCCGCCACGCTTGGGGGTTGATGACCTGATGGCCGACGTGGCAGCGGTCTTTCACTGGCCGCCGTCAGAACTCTTTCCGATGAGCCTGACCGAGCTCATCAACTGGCGCGAAAAAGCGCTCGAACGAAGTGGACACACCAATGAGTAACAACGTGACGTTGCAGGTATTACTCAAAGCCGTTGACCAAGCCAGCCGCCCGTTTAAATCCGTCCAGACAGCGAGCAAATCGCTGTCTGATGACATCCGAAAAACGCAATCCTCCATCAAAGAGCTGAACGCTCAGGCCGGACGCATTGAGGGTTTTCGTAAAACCAGCGCGCAGCTCGCCGTCACCGGTAACGCCCTGAAAGAGGCCAGACAGGAGGCCGCACAGCTTGCCATTGCGTTTAGAAATACCGAAAGACCAACCCGCGCACAGGTGCAGGCGCTGGAGGCCGCCAAGCGCTCAGCCGCCGAGCTGCAAACCAAGTACAACGGCCTGCGCCAGTCAGTGCAGCGCCAGCGGCTTGAGCTCTCACAGGCGGGCATCAATACCCGCACGCTGTCCGAATCCGAGCGCCGTCTCAGAACCTCTCTGAGTGAAACCAACAGTCAGCTTGAGCGCCAGCGCGCATCGCTTGCCCGCGTCAGTGCGCAGCAGGCCCGCCTCAACGGTATTCAGAACCGCTATCAGGCAGGTAAGCAGCTTGCCGGAAGCGTCACCGCCGCCGGTGCCGTCGGGGTTGGGATTGCGACTGCTGGCGTGATGGCCGGTGGCTCGCTGCTCAAACCCGGCTATGACTTTGCACAGAAAAACTCTGAATTGCAGGCGGTGCTCGGGTTAAAGAAAGACTCGGCGGACATGCAGAGCCTGAGAAAACAGGCGCGCCTGCTCGGGGATAATACGGCGGCCAGCGCCGATGACGCCGCCGCGGCGCAAATTATCGTGGCGAAATCCGGGGCAGACAAAGACGGCATTCTGGCGGCCACCCCCACCATCCTGAATCTGTCATTGGCGAACAAGCGCAGCATGGAAGAAAACGCCACCCTGTTGATGGGCGTGAAATCTGCGTTTGGTATGAGTAACGACAAGGTCGCGCACATTGGGGATGTTATCTCAACGACCATGAATAAGTCGGCGGCCACGTTCGACGGCCTGAGCGACACCATGACCTATGCCGCCCCGGTGGCAAAGAACGCCGGTATCAGCGTCGAGCAAACCGCTGCCATGGCGGCGGCGCTGGCGGACGCCAAAATCACCGGGTCAATGGCCGGTACCGGCAGCCGTGCGGTTATTACCCGGCTTCAGGCACCCACCGGCGGCGCCGCCACCGCGCTGAGTGAGCTGCGGGTCAAAACAGCGGACAGCAAGGGGAACATGCGCCCGCTGTTTGTCATTCTGAAAGAAATGCAAAAGAGCTTTGAGAAAAACAAGCTCGGCGACTCGCAGCGTGCGCAGTACATGAAAGCCATCTTTGGCGAAGAGGCCAGCTCAGCGGCGGCAGTGCTGATGTCCGATGCCAGCTCGGGCAAACTCGACCAGCTCACGAAAGCGCTGCAAACCTCGGACGGCAAAACCGCCGAGCTGGTCACTATCATGCAGGACAACCTCGGCGGTGACTTTAAAGAGTTTCAGTCAGCCTACGAGGCCGTCGGTACTGACCTGTTTGACCAGCAGGAGGGCTCGCTGCGCAATCTGGTACAGACCGCCACCCAGTACGTGCTCAAGCTGGATAAATGGATAGTTGAGAATAAAGAACTGGCGGCCACCATCGGCAAGCTGGCCGGTGGCGCGCTGCTGGTTGTGGGGGCGCTGGGATTGATTGGGCTGGTTGTCGGGCCGGTGCTCGGCGGGATAAATGCCATCGTGATGGCGGCGAGTTTCCTGTGGTCGGGATTAACCGCCGTGGGCAGTGCCATCGTGAGCGTGATTGCCGGGCTGACGTGGCCGATTGTGGCCGTTGGTGTGGCTATCGTCGCCGGTGCGCTGCTCATCCGAAAATACTGGGAACCTATCAGCGCCTTCTTCAGCGGCGTAGTTCAGGGGCTCGGGGCGGCGTTTGCGCCGGTCAGCGAGCTGTTTTCACCGCTCAAACCGGTGTTTGACTGGCTTGGCGAAAAACTTCAGGCCGTAGGGCAGTGGTTTAAAGACCTGATTGAGCCGGTGAGGTCGACACAGGAAACGCTCGACGGCTGCAAAAATGCGGGCGTGATGTTCGGTAAGGCTATCGCGGACGCACTGACCACACCGCTGATCGCATTCAACAAGCTGCGCGAGGGGGTTGACTGGCTGCTGGAGAAAATGGGCCTTATCAAAGATGAATCGGCAGACATCGATAAAAACGCCGATAAGGCGCGCGCAGGGGATAAAAACAATGGCGGGCGTGACCCGTCTTATCTCCCGCCGGGCGGACTGCTCGGCGGGGGTTACGCGCCGGTGTCAGCAGGCGGTGGGCGTAGTTATCAGGATAACAGCACGCACACCTACCAGATTATGACCGACGGCAGCGGAAACGGGCGGGACAGTGGTCGGGAGATCCGCGAACAGCTCGACGCGCGTGACCGTCAGCGCCGCGCCGAAGCCCGCTCACGTATGGGCCATGATTAAGGAGCATTTAGCATGATGTTAACACTCGGCTTTTTTGTCTTTCAGTTGCAGACCGTGCCTTATCAAAGCCTGCAACGCAGCGTGGATTATCGCTGGCCGTCAAACAGCCGTATCGGCCAGCGCCCGACGGTACAGTTTCTCGGCGTCAGCGAGGAGAAAATTACGCTTTCCGGCGTGCTGATGCCGGAAATTACCGGCGGACGCTTGTCCCTGCTGGCGCTCAACATCATGGCCGACCAAGGCAAAGCGTGGCCGCTGCTGGAGGGGAGCGGCACCATTTACGGCATGTTTGTGGTGAACAGCATCAGTGAAACCCGCACCGAGTTTTTCAGCGACGGCAGCGCCCGAAAGATTGAGTTTACGCTGACGCTCACCCGCGTGGATCAGTCGCTGACGGCCATGTTTGGCGATTTAAAGGCACAGGCTAATGACCTGCTGACTAACGCCGGTGATTATACGAAGGGGTTGCTATCGTGATAACGGGGATGACACTCGACGCGGGGGCTAAAATTGCGCCCGCTTTTATGCTGACGATGGGGGGAAACGACCTGACACGCGATATCAGTCCACGCCTGCTTTCACTGACGCTGACGGATAATCGCGGATTTGTGGCTGACCAGCTCGACATCGAGCTCGACGACGCCGACGGGCTGGTTGCTATGCCGCCGCGTGGCGCGGTGCTGTCACTGTTCCTCGGCTGGCAGGGTGCGGCGCTGATTGGCAAAGGTGATTTTACCGTGGATGAGATTGAGCACCGGGGCGCGCCTGACACGCTGACCATTCGGGCGCGCAGTGCTGACTTTCGCGGTACGCTCAACTCCCGCCGCGAGGTGTCTTACCACGACACCACACTCGGTCAGGTGGTTGAACAGATTGCGATGCGCAACAAGCTAACGGCCAGCGTTGCCGGTTCGCTTTCGGCTATCAAAGTGCCGCACATTGACCAGTCGCAGGAGTCCGACGCCAAGTTTTTAACACGGCTTGCCACGCGCAACGGGGCGGAGGTGTCAGTCAAGGCCGGTAAGCTGCTCTTTCTGAAAGCGGGCAACGGCACTACGGCCAGCGGAAAACCCATCCCCGCAATGACCATCGAGCGCAGCGACGGAGATCGCCACCAGTTCGCCATTGCTGACCGAGGGGCTTACACCGGCGTCACGGCAAAATGGCTGCACACCAAAGACCCAAAACCGAAAACGCAGAAGGTGAAAATTAAGCGCAAACCCAAACAGCAGTTTTTGCGCGCACTCCAGCACCCCAAGGCCAAGGCCGCCCCGAAGGCAAAAGCCCCGACCAAAGCGCCGGAGGCCAAAGAAGGCGAATACATGGCCGGTGAGGCGGATAACGTTTTTGCCCTGACCACCACGTATGCCAGCAAGGCACAGGCAGTACGTGCCGCCGCAGCCAAGTGGGACAAGCTGCAACGCGGCGTAGCGGAGTTCTCCATCAGTCTGGCCATGGGGCGTGCCGATTTATACCCCGAGACGCCGGTCAGCGTCAGCGGGTTTAAGCGCGTCATAGACGAACAGAAGTGGGTCATTACTAAAGTGACTCACTCACTCAACAATAACGGCTACACGACGAGCCTGGAGCTTGAGGTCAGGCTTTCTGACGTGGAGTATGAAACAGAAGATTAATTCACCAAAATAAACCATAACCATTTGTTTTAAATGATTTAAATAGTTAAAATACCTTTATTGAAAGGCAACTGATTGAGGTGATCCCATGTTCCATTGTCCACTCTGCAAATACGCTGCACATACCCGCTCAAGCCGTTACCTGAGCGAGAACACGAAAGAACGTTACAACCAATGCCAGAACATCAATTGCGGGCATACGTTCAAGACAATGGAGTCATTCGACGGATCAATCGTGAAGCCGAGTCTCATCTGCGCCGTGATGCCTCACCCGACGACCCACGGTCAGCAAACTTTCCTGATGTAG